ATCTACAATTTCACTTAAAATATAAGCATAGTTAGTGTCATTACCAGCATCATCTTTACCTTTAAAAAGTATATTACCTACATCATCTCCGTCTGCTGGTGAACTGCTGTTTCTATAAAGAACTAAATCTGGAGATGCACTTGCACCTGCTTCTGTTGATTCTAAAACTAATCCATCGCCTGTGCCTGTATAAGTTATTGTAGCTGTACCGTCTACATCTAAACCATTAGCAGTTACTGTTCCATCAACATTTAAACTTGTATCAGCTTGTAAAGTTGTAAAACTACCAGCCGCCGTTGTTGACCCGCCAATAATAGTACCATTAATAGTACCACCATCAATGTCTGGAGTGTTAATGTCTGGAGACGTTAAAGTCTTGTTAGTTAATGTCTGTGAACCTGTAAGAGTTGCTACTGTGCTATCTATTGCAAGAGTAACTGCATTACCTGTTGCAGAACTATCAAGACCTGTACCGCCTGATACAGTCAATGTTTCACTATCTAAGTCAATCGCAATAGTTCCACTGTCTGTTGTAATGTCTAAGTCTTCTGCGGTTATTTGAGTATCTACATACGCTTTAATAGACTGCTGAGAAGCAATACCTGTAGCACTATTAGATGCCATGTTATCTTCATCAAGGAAAGCTTTACCATCAAGTATGTTAAGTTCTGCGGCTGTGCTTGTAACTACTGTACCGTTTATAGATAGTGCATCTGTTTCAAGAGTACCATCAACGTCTACGTTGCCTGATACGTCAAGTGAACCTGCATCAAGTTCTCCAGTAAGTGTAATGTTTCTAAAGCCTGTAATATCTTTGTTAGCATCAACTGCTACGCCTTTAGAGGCTACGATAGTACCTGCTGTAGTTCCGTCAAGTAAATTAAGTTCTGCGGCTGTTGATGTAGTTGCTAGTGTAACTGCACCACTAGAGACGTTAAAGTCATCTGAGTTAAATGATGCAATACCTTTGTTAGATGTTGTAGCATCTTCACCAGTAATTGTTAGAGTATTACTAGATGCTGAAGTATCAATACCTTCACCACCTGTAACTGTTAATGTTTCGCCGTCTAAGTCGATTGCAATAGTACCACTGTCGGATACTAGGTCTAAGTCTTGTGCTGTGTCTTGTGCGTCTACGTAAGCTTTTACGGACTGCTGTGTTGGAATAAGTGTTGCTGAGTTAGAAGCCATGTTGTCTTCATCAACAAAAGCTGTAACTGTAATAGTACCATCTGTGATACTACCATATGTTAAAGTGTTAATAGTAGTAGCGTTAATTGTACCGCCTTCTACTTTATCACCAGAAATTTGATTGTCTGCTAGTGTTAGTGTACCTGCTGAAACATCTAAAGTTTTACCAGAGCCTACAGTAATATTAGCGGCATCTATCGTACCACCGTTAATATCTGCTGTATCAGCTACAAGGCTATCAATGTTTGCAGTACCATCAATATATAAGTTTCTCCACTCTTGTGTAGAGCTACCAAGGTCATAACTGTCATCATCATCAGGAATAATATTAGAGTCTACATCAGCACCAAACACAACATTATCAGTAGCCGCATCACCCATAGTGATTGTGCCACCGTTAAATGTAGTTGTACCTGTTACTGTTAAGTTACCACCAACTCCTAAGTTACCAGAGATATCTGCGTTGCCATTCATATCAATAGTTGTAGCGGCAATTTGGATTTCGGTATCGGCTACTATATCGAGTTGTCCATCAGTGCTAGAATTAATATAAATTGCTGTGTCTCTAAACTGTACCTTTTCTGTTGTTGTGAGTAGTAGGTCATCTGAGAATTGGAAGTAATCCTCATCTTCCATCCAAGTTAAAACACCATCGTTAGAGTTAGCGTTAAAAGTAATTACAACATCGTTGTCTGTGTTAGTACCAAATACTAAAGCATTGCTAAACAGATTTGAAATTGGTCCACCATCACCTGCGGTAGAACCATCATGGGTATGTCCTGTTGCTACGTTAAAAGCATTTACTAGTTGGTTAAATTCGTTATTAAATAGTGCCGCCGTAATTGTATCGCCATCACTAAACGAACTCTGTCTTACATAAGTAGCCATTGATTATCTCTCCTATTGTCTTCCTGATGGTCTATAATTTACATACAAACCGTTAATTGCATATGGTGCATTTGTGTCTGCACTAAATATTTTAAAAAAGTTACTGTGTCCACTACCTGTTAAAGCTTGCCTTACAAGAGGCTGTTCTGTTGCACCAAACTTTTGAGCATTAAATAAAGCCTTACCAAAAATAGCAGGTTCAGGTATCTCTGTTAGAACTACGTCAGCAGGTTGTGGAGTATCTAAACTGTCGTAATCAAATCTAACTCTTAGTGTTGGTTGTGCATCTCCTTCTGGAGTAAATGCAATTTTAGCATAATCTAAAGTCTTAAGAGTTCCTAAGTCACCATAGTCATAATCTGGAGACTGATACTCTGCTTCAATGTTTGAACCGTTAAAACTATTTCCTAAGTTATGGTTATAAATTTTACCATCTCTATCACCATGATATACTTTTTCTAGTCCTGTACTATCAAATCCAGATGTAATAGCAGGGGCTTGTATACCCAGTGTTTCTGACCATTCAAATCCTTGTGGTCTAAGTGTTCCTATAATACCTCTTGAAGTTGCCGCAGTATCTGTTGAAGTACTATAAAACATTCTATACTGTGACTTATCTCTAAGCACAACACTACTAAATTGTAATGTATTAGCGGCGGCGGCAATATCATTAATCAAAGGCTGTATAGCTTGACTAATTGTACCTAACTCAACGTCACCAATTCTTGATGTACCAGCAACTGTTCTGAATCCATCAGGTGCTAAGAATATCAAGTCACCAGCAATCTCTTGGATTGTCTGACCATCTAAACAACCTACGTTTTTAGTTACAGGAACTACAGCAGTCGTAGCCGCATTATTTATATTTTGTAATTTAAATATTGAGTTTTGACAGAATATAAATAATTCGTTACGGAAACTTTTAAGACCTACTACCTTATCTTCTAGTGTTACACTACCAGAACCTGTGCCTGTAAAGTGGTCTATGTCTCCTGTAGAGCTATAGTAAATAGTGTTAGGTGTTGCAGGGTCTCCAGCAACTACTAAATGCTGGTCATGTATTGTACAAAACTTTGCAGTAGTAGAACCACTAATAGTTATTTGACTTGCAAAGTATGTTCGTGCATTTAAGTTTGCAGAAGAGCCTGTCATTTTAAATAAGAAAGGTTTATTATTACCACTCTTATCTGTAATAACTACTTCACCGTATTGTGACGTACCTTCATAAACAGCAAACTCACATTGGTCTACACTACTAAGTGCTAACTCACTTCTGCCTGTAAATGCAGAATAATTATCTCCACTAGCATCAACACTAGCTTTATTAAGTTGTAGCCAAGCATCCTCTCCATCTTGACTGAAAAATATATCATCACCTACGACAGCTAGTACGCCATCAGCATATACTAACAAACCTTCTACATCATTAGTCGTATTAGGCAATGTATCGCCAAATAAACTAAATCCGTTTATTCTACGATAACCACCCTCTGGTGATACTTCAAAGTTTCTTAACTTAGTAGCAACTCCTGGGGTTTGTAGTAACGCTAAAGAGTTAGTAGACTTATTAAGTCCACCACCTAAAGGTACTGAAAATGGTTGAGAACCTGCCATTTAGAAATAAGTCCTATCGTCTGACATATAAGTAGGTGTAGGATTAATCAAATTAGATTTCATAGTCCTCATGTTCTTTTTGTACTCATCAAGTGCAAAAGAAGCTTGTTGTAAGTTTTCTTTAAATTGATGAACATAATATCTTGTACGTGCTGTTACTACGTTGCTATATTGCTCTGGCATCGTAATCGCATCGTTGTATGCTGATAAAGCTGTAGGCTTTTCAAAAGCATAGAAGTGTACGTTATACACTTTATCAGGTATTGGACTTAATCCAAACTTCCTGTGGTCAGGACTTTTAATTACAAACCTTGGTTCGCCGTGTGAAGCATCTGAACCGTTTGCATCATCTGCATTTTCACTATCTCTATAATACTGCTTCCAATCTGATAGTGTTAAAAATCTTAATCCTTTAGAAACATAAGGAGTTGTTTCTCCACTTACGTTTATTGTTGTTAAATAAAAATCATCCCAGTCTACTGAAGAGTAGTCTGTAGAAATGTTTGAGCTTCCGCTTTTTAAAGTGTACCATCGTACACCTTCTGATGTAGCTACAGTTACATTACCATAAAAAGGGTCTGTACTTCCACTAGCTCCTGCGGAAAAGAAAGGCAACTGTGGTTCTTCGTTAGCTATATCAAATATAGATTTATTAATAGCATCTTTTACAAATGCTTGAATACCTGTCGCACTTTCAAAAGTACCAGAAGTTAAGATAACTTCATTAAGTTCTCTTAGTACTTCATTACTTAAATCTAAATATGTACTAGCCATTATTTTTTACCTTTAGCTTTTATTTTTGCCTTCTTACTTAAATCTTTAAAATGAAAAAGTTTTACACTGGTTTTACCGTGTGTTTTACCAGAATGTAAATCTCCATTAGGCATTTTATGTGAACCGCCTTTGTGTTCAGTGCCATCTTTTTTATAGTGTTTTACGCCTTTCATAATTATTTAGGCATACACTTTGGCATTTCGCCAGATTTATATGCTGGTTGGCTTCCATTCTTTTTAGTTGAACCACCATATTTATAAGGAGTTCTACCACCACCCATTTTCTTTACTCTTTTTTTATCTTTACCATACATCATAATTATTTCCTATAAAAAGTGGAGGAGTCCGTGAAGACTCCCCCGAGTTTGACATTAGTCAATTACGTAGAATGCACTACATAGGGCATCATCTCTAAGTACTTTCGCACCATAGACATGAAGACCACGCACAATATCACCAAACGATGTTGGGTCTCTCAACACTTCAGTTGAAAGAATTGTGTTTGCAGTAGCTGTAGAACTCATATGTCCAGCCATAACTTTACCAGTCGCATTAGACGTAGCGGCAATGTTATTAGACTTGTACATGTCGAATCCACGTAGCTTTCCACTAGAAACTAAACCGTTTCTGATTGAGCCTTGACCTGCGTTGAAGTCAACGGATAGCATTTTAGAGCCAGATTGTGACAACTCTTCATAGAATGAAGGTGGTGCAACAAACCAACGACCTTCTTCAGGTACGTTCTGGTCATCTAATAGTCTAGCCATTCTAGCCATTAGGTCAATAGCATCTACACCAGTTCCATCTGAACCAAGTAGGTCTACAGAGTTAGTTGCGTGAGCCATAGTAGCGTCAGCAGTAGCACTGTCAGAACCAATGATATGGTCAGGTGATGATGCAGAACAACCAGAGAACATAGTAGCTAGTACAGCCGCATCGTATGCATCTTTAAGAGCATAAGCCGCAGAGCTTGAAGCTACTTCTTTGAAGTTCACATGTGACATATTGCTTTCGATATCATCTACGATGAATTTAAAAGCTTTAGCACTGTCAACAACCAAAGAAATTTCTTGGTCGGTTAGTTTTGTGTCAGTAGTGTCAGAACCACGAGTGTAGTCTGATACTGAAATGACAGGTTCCTTGATAATCTTTACAGAGTCTCCGAAAGAGGAAATCTCACCAGCATAATCTGTGTTGGTGATAGCTTCTACTACCGAGGCTTTCCTAAAAAAGTTTAGAACCTTTTTAGAGTAAACCGAAGGTAAGAAGAAACTATTAGTTTGTCCACTTACGGAGTTTGCAAAGTTAGCATTTGTATCTGTTGAGGGTTCAAAAAATTGAGCCATGATACTTCTCCTTTAAGTTAATTATAGTTTATTTCGAGATTCTGCCTTCTTGCATAGCATCTGATATTTCCTGTTCGTATTTATCAAATTCTGCCATACTCATAGACGCAATCTCCCTTTCTGACCAAACCTTCTCGGAGTTAGGTTCTACACTAGTTGTTTTAGTGGAAACCATATCTGCCGCAGATTGCTTAGTCGGTTTTTTGGAAGATGACTTAGCTTTAGGAACATCAATTCCTAAATCCTTCTTAAACAAATCAAGAGCACGTGATGCTAAATCGGCATCGTCATTGTTATCATAAATCCATGCTTGGATAGATGAGTGCTGTTCTTTTGCCCATTCATGAAAGTCATCACTGTTTCTGATATCTTCAAAATCAGGATGCCTATCCATTAACCTTTTTTCTGCATCTTGTCGTACTAAATCGTTTTCACGTTCTTGGAGTTTACTAAGGCGTTCTTCTAGAACTTTTGCTTTAGATTCGCTTTGCATGTGAGCAACGGTTTCTACAACTTCATACACATCAGGATAGTCTGTCTTAAACTTCTCAAGTTCTTCTGGGGACTTAGGTGCTCTATACTCAGGTTGTTTAACTTGGGTTAGTAACTCTTCTTCCCTAGACTTAAATTCATTAAGCTTGCTATCGTAATGCTTTTTTAAATCATCATAGCGTTTTTTGTAGTCTGGCTTCTTGTAAGGGGTTTCCTTCTTTGATTCCAGTTCCTCTCTATTAACACTTCCTTCATTACCGATTTCAGTTACGTCATCGCTTTTAAAAAGTTTATTTTGAGGCTCTTCAAAATACATACTATTAGATGATACAAAAGGTTTATCATCACTGTTGTGCCAATCTTTTTTTGCATTATAAGGATTTGGCGTTTGTTCTTTTTGGACTGTATTAGTCATCTTCTTTCTCCTAATCAGGGCTTCGTTCACAAGGTAGCTCTATGTCGACTAGAGGGCTTGTATGTAAAGGTCGCCTTTCGGGTTTTTAAAATGATAGAGTGCCTATAAATAGGGTGGCTCTATCGCTGTCTTAATCTTGGATTTGCAGATAACATTCCTTTACGGATTTCATCTTCTACCATGTCACCTTTCACTGGTTGCCCTTTTGGGTCAACATCTAGTTCGGGGTCACTTAGTAGTCCTCCAATATTAAGTCCTTGTCTTTCATCTGCATTTGCTTCAGCATCTTTCATCATAGACATTAAAGTGTCTTCTCCGATTTCTTCTACAGCTTTTGCAGTAAAGACAAATTCACCGTCAGATAACCTTGCAGGTATACTGTCGGAGACTCCTGTTCCTGGTCCTTCTACAGAACCAGACCCAGCAAATTCTTGTGCTACTCCCACTACTTTATCAAAGAGTGTTTGTAGTTCGTTATCTTGTTCTAGTTTTGACATTAGCATATCTTGTTCTTCTTCAGATAGTGCTTCGTCTAATATAAAATCTGTATGGTCTTCTTCCATTTCATTGTCATCGACCATTGTAGGTTCGATGGGCATTACAGCGATTCCTACTTCTCCACCCATGTCATAAGCATCTCTATCGTCTGTTAGCATTCCTTTCTTTTTATTATACATTTTCTTCTCTCCGAGTTAGTGCTTCTTTAACCTGTAGGTCCAACTGCTCTAGGCGTACCAGAGAACTCATCTTCCCCTGCAAGCGGAACATTTCCTGTTCCGATGTTGCCACCACCAGTGCCTGTAGGTCCAAGGTCTTGAGGTTGTTGAGGTGCTCCTTGAAGTCCTCCCATTGGGGACTGTTGACTATTGGGTTGAGCTTCTTCGCCATTTGTTTGTCCAGCATTTTGCATTCCTATAATTTGTGCCATCACAGCCGCTTCTTCAGGGTCGTTGAGTATCTCATCAGGGTCTAAGTCTAAGCTGTAGGCTAATTCACTAATCAATTTAGAAATCTTAACAAACGGTGCAACAGCAGGATTCTGAGCAGTTTGTAAGAACATTGTCAATCTTTGACTTCTTACTTCTTTCTGCATCAAGCTGTTAGTACCTGTAGCCTTAACTTCTAAATCACCTTTGACATCCAACTCGTCCTCTAGAAATTGCATGTTCCACTGGAAGTAGGCTTCCCCTAGTGGTTTCAATAAAAAGTCATCAAGGTTCTTGATAACTGTTTTAATGTTTAAACTAGATGCTCCAAGTAACATAGACATACCAGAAGCAGTCCTTGTCATACTTTGAACACCTGTCTGTCCGTGAGAGTAACTAGGTATACCAGTTTGCTCATCTGCAAGTTGCCTAAACTTGTCGAACATCATTAAGTTTTCTTGTGATGTATTAGGAAACTTTAAGCCGTGTATAGCTTGCCCAGGCATTCCTGCTTGTCTGCGGAATATCTTTCCTGGATATATTTCCATTGATTGTCCACCAACTAAAGCAGACTCATCTACATCAAAGACTAACGACCCAGACATTGCTAGGTTGTCAATAGCCATTCTTGCGTGACCATTCATAATCTGTTGAGAATCATCCATGTTCTCTGCTACACCAATACCAAAGAAATTGTATGGGTTTCTTTCGTATGGGAAAGCGTGGTATGGGATTCTATAAGGAGTAAATGGATTTAGTACTGCTCTTAATAAGTAAGTACCACATGTCCATATATTTACTTGTACTTCATCTAAGTCATCAACACTGTCGGGTAAGTCGATACCTACTTCTCTTGCATACTCTGCATCCATGATTCCCCAGTATTCTAAAATTTCAAAGTTAGAACCTACTTCTTCATCATAGCGTGAATCATCTTTTAGTTGTGATTCAAAATCTTTTTCTACATAGTTTGGACCCATTTGAATTGCACTACGTATAGCATCATCATCAAAGTAAGGCATGTTACGTAGCTGTCTTACTTGACTACGATTCATTTTGTGTCTATGTATTACATACTCACATTCTTCCATATTGGTTGCATTAGGGTCTGGATAAAAATCCCAACAACTAACAAACTCAATACGTGGTACTCTAACCTCTAAAGGATTGTAAGCTCTGTTACCTTCCTCATCTGTATCCCACTTGTGTAATTTTTTATTAAAGTTAAATGGTCCTTTGACAATACCAGTACCTAGTAAAGCCGACTCTAGTAAAGCATTTCTCATTTCAGAGTTGCCGTTAGATTCTTCTATCTGGTCATGAATTAACTTCTCCATACGTCTAGCGGCTCGTTGTGCTGGAGATAGTTCTAGAGCTTGTGGGTCAGGACTTGCTCCGTCTGTAAGTATTCCTGCATCTTCTGCTTGGTCTTCTAAGCTATCCTCAAATATTCCATTTAAGTAAGTAGCTCCTGCTTTTAAAACTTTACCATCACCTTCATAACCTACATCATATGGATTATCTTTTAGATTTCCAAAGTTATCTGGTAGTTCTTCTTCTTCATTACCTATTGAAGTTTCTAAATTAGGAGTAGGATTAGAAGTATCTAAGTGTGCGTAGTTTGTTTCACCTTCGGGTATCTTGGTTTCCGAAATTCCTATCGGAAATTTCCCTGTACCAAATATAACATCTACTAGTTGACCAAAAGCCGCAAGGACTTTTGTTTTTGTAATCTTTACAAATACTCGTGACTTCTCAGACTCTCTAAACTTTACGTTCTTAGAGTAAAGCCCTCTATAGTTCTCGTAAGCTTTAAGCCAACGAGTCTCATCTGTTTGTCTAGCATCTTCTGCTACTGCGAACCTATCTTTGATAGTTCCAATAATATTTCTTTGCTGGTCCTCTTCTAATGTAAGTTGGACACCAGATTCGCCTTCTACTTCTTCATAAATACTATTAGCGTTTAAAAATGTATTTTCGTTTTCTGCCATATCTTAATAACCAAAAGTTGAATCAGAAGGGCTAAACATATCTGATTTTATTCTTAACATCCTATCTTGAGGATGGTCCATTCTTGGTCGACTCATAACCAAGTACCTTAACGCATCATACGCGTGGTCAGCCGCATGAGTATCAACATCTTCAGGGTTAGACTTAGAAAGAGGCAAAGCCTGTATTTCTTTTATAAGGTTTACACATGTATTAAATATTTGCAACCTTGGTCTTCCTGTAGTGTTATTCTTTCTCAAATGCTCATGTATCTGAGTTTTACCTGCTAACCTATTCTTATCGGCTCGTCTTAGTTTATGTCCTTTATTAACTAATATCTCACCTATTGTTGGACCAGTATATCCTGTTCTTGACCAAGCGGCTGTATCTAGTACACCTGCTATGGACCTAATCTCTTCCTGTTCCATTTCTGTAATGGTATCTCCGAGTGCTTCACCTGTCAGACCCTTTCTGTATAGTTCTCTATATATTATGATGGTCTTATCTTCAGGGTCTATCACAGCCCAGAGACAACAACTTTCTGCGGCATAACCGTAGTCTACCGCCTTAACTCTTTCCCACCAACTTGGTAATTCAAATGGCGGTATAACGTGTGTCTCTACTTCAAACTCTGCAAATGCCGCACCTTCTGAGATATCCCAGTTACCTTCCAACAACTGTTTACGTTGTATGGCTGGTAAGGATTGCAACATCCTTTCGTATTCACCGTCTTCAGCAAGGTGAGGATTATCCTGTAACAATGCTGGTATAAACTTTCTTGTCAGTCCGTCATGACCTTGGAAACTTGTATTATATTCCGAAGGTTCTACGTACCTCTTTTTAACCCAATGAGCACCTACACCTCCTGGGTTAGCTGTACATCTGAGATATGTCTTAATCTCTGGGTTAGTCGTTCTTAGTCGTGATGCTAAGTAGTTCCAACCAAACTCTGTAGGTAAATGAGTTATCTCATCAAAACCTATCCAACTGTACGCTTGTCCTTGATAACGATAAACATCTGCATCTCGTTCCAAGAATCCAAATTCAATCTTTGCTCCACTAGGGAACTGCCATAACTTTTCTACTTCTTTAAACTTAGCACCCTTAAATGCTATCGGATAAAGCTCACGAGACTTATCTATTAGTTCTCGTAGTTCTGGCATAGACCTTCTTAGTATCAAAGCTCTGTGCTCTGAGAAGTGACAGTATCGCAATGGGTCTATTAACATTGCAAAACTTTTACCACCACCTGCCGCACCACCGTAAAGAACATCCTTCTCACCTGCGGCAAGAAAGTCTGTCTGCGGTCCTTCGTTTGGCATAAAAGCCACATGAGAACCAGTGCTATCTAAATGTTGTTGTATAGTATCAGGTAACTCTTTGGTTTCTGATTCTGTTAAAACATTAGATGTTAAAACTTTCTCTTCTTTGTCAAATTCTTTTTTGACTCTTGCTAAACTTCTTGTTAGCTTTTGAACTTTCTTATTCTTCTTCTGTAATTTATTCTTAGCCTGTAAAGCCAACTTCATGTCAGAAAGTTCTGAATTTTTAGGTCTACCTGATTTTAATCGGGGAGTACCATCTTTCTTTAGTATATAACTCCCATCTGGGTTTGTCAAGTACTTTTTTGATTTATCTACCATATAGTTTATCTACGTGCTTTTTTAATCCTGGTCTAGACATCTTACGTCCTGTTTCTGCTTCTAACCAGTCTACTCCAATACCTAGACTAATTTCCCCATGAAAGACTGCTTCAGATACTTCTTTGAGTACCTGTAACTCTTCATCTATAGGCTTTAAGAAAGAACCAGCTTCTTCTTCTAACTCATATCCAAAAGGTATGGTTGAGGATGTTCTGGTAATATACCCATCTCTCATTTTACTTTCCTATACTTCCTAACTTTCTTTGCTACTTTAGCTGGTTGCTTAGAGTGTTGCTTTCCTTTGGCTGTATCTGCTCTTTTCTTTCTTGTTGTTTTTGCGTACTCTGAAGATGAAAGTGCACTAATCGCCTTCTTCGGGAGATATCTCTCACCTGTCTCAGACGATTTCTTACCACTCTTAGTTGTCCATTTCTGCTTTGTCCAAGCCTTAAGACTTTTTTGTGGTTTTTTTAGTTTTGACATTTTTCTTAGCCTTTGGTGTTTCTTTAACTAAACATTTTTTAAATAGTTTTGCATATCCTTTATTAACATCTGATATCCATTTTGTTACATATTGTTTACATTTGTTGTATATGTTTCTTATCTTATCCATCATTTATAGCCACCTCCAGCGGCTTTGTATTCTTTTGCTAAAAGCTGGGCTTTTCGAGCAGACCATTGTCCAGACTTACCACCTCGTGTGCCAGATTTAATCTTCTCGAAAAGTCTCTTACGCATACTTGGCTTGGTATAGTTCCCAGCTTTGTTGACCGTAGATTTACTTTTTGGTTTCTTTTTTGTCGGCATTTTTTCTCCCAAAGATTTTATCCCAGTTGTCGGCGTATTGTTTAGAGTGTATGTTTACTCTAGGCTTAGAGCCTTTACCACCGTCACTAGTTTTATATATACTTCTACGTAGTGGCACACTATTCTTACTATCGTCTGAACCTATTTGTGCCATACTACCACTTCACTTTATCAGCCCAATATGCGGCTGACATCTTACCTTTAGCGATGTTCTTTCCGTGTCTCGCTTTAAAAGACTTCCTTTTAGCTTTCATTCTAGCTGATTCTCCTGCTTTAGGAGCACCTGCTGTCTTTGCACCCTTCTGACCAAAACGTATTGTTTTAATCTTATCACCTTCTTTAGCCACTACAATGTGTGACTTCTTAGGATGACTAGGTGTTCTCTTAGGTTTGTTGAACCCAGAGACTCCTGCTCGTTTTAATCTACCATCTTTTTCTTTTGGCATTAGTTCTCTACCTCCTGATATGTAACATCTTCAGCCTCAATAACTACTGGAGCTTTATCGGGCATTAAAAAGATACCACCACTATTTACATTATGATTAACATCTATCTTGTCTACTTTACTGACCCCTACTCTATCTAGTAAAGTCTGTGCGGCAGTTAGCTTATTAGCGGCTTGCACTACAGGCTTCTTAGATTCCATAATTTCAACAACTTTAAAAGCCGCTTTAGGGGCAGAGTTAGCTAGTATCTCTTGAGTGAGTTCTAGTATCTCAGACTTTAAAGTCTTTACAACATGATGATAATGACTAGAATAACCTGCAAGCTCTGCGGCTTTCTTTGCATCACCTTGAGTATCTACAAGATGAGTAAGGAAAGACTGTTGCTTTTCCGTAAGTTCTCTTTTAGTTGATGTTTTGTTTACACTTGGTAATATAGCCATGAATCTAGTATACAGTTCTATTTCAAGATTGTCAAGTTTAAATTAAGACTTGACAAAAGTGGATTTGAAGTGTACAATAATATTGTGGTCCCCCACGGTCAATATAGACAATCCCTTGTCATCATTCTGATAAAACAATCACCTCAAATAAATACTTCCTAGTCTCTTAAACTTTATAGGTTTTAGTGTCGGGGCGTTAACTAGTTCTGGTTAATGGGTTGTGCGTTATAAAATGTATAACCATGCTATAGATATATAGGGTAGGGGGAGTGGTCTCCTGCCACCCCCTGAGTAGCCTGAGAGAGGTGGTCACAATAGACCATCAGTGTCATCCAAACTCTGAAGCTTGGAAGACTTCAAAGCTATCCTGTCTAAAGTAAATCTATACCAGTACCTTCCGAACTTTCTTAGTGAAAAGCTCTTGAAGTCTACCCAAGCAAACCTCTATTCTTCAGCTAGTCCTAACTTGAAAGCCTTCACGAATGCAGTATTATAACATAGACCGAGAGTCTTTGTCAAACTTATAGCCTAATTAATTAACGTGCGTGAAGCAGTGAAGTCTTTCTTTCTCGAAAGCTCTCAACATGTATTCCCCATGCTTAACTAGAAAGCTTTATGAATCGTTGAACACACAGCACTGTACGCCTTCCAAGCAGTCAAAGACACATCCCCAATGGCTCGACACCACAATCAGTCTTTGTGTGGCTCAGCTATGCGTGTGAAGCCCGTAAGTTACGTTGTTTGGTCATTAGCCTCACACTTTTCCCCTAACAATTTCTGGTTTACAGGAACATAAAGATTTTAAAGCCACAAATGTTTACAAGTAAAACTTTTTATTACGCTAAAGCTTCATAAAAACTCAAGCATTTGCAACTTTAAAATCTTTATGTTTTAATCCTGTAAAGAAATTATAAGGAGAAAAGCATGATTCTAATAACTTACTCAAACAACGAAACTTTCGAGTTTCCCTCAGTTTCAATAGCCGAGATATCCACACAAATCCTAAACGATTGTGATATCAAGCCATTGGGAATTAAGTGCGAAGACGCACTTGACTTTAACCGCTTGCAAGACTACATTGCTGGCATTCAACAATCCATAAATCTTAGGAGATAATCATGGAAAATACATTCGATATAAACGCTTTCGACAAAGAAAGACTTCAAAGCCCTGCTTCATTCAAGCAATGTCAGGGATTAGGCTACAAGTTCGCCAAAGACCAGAAGACTGGCTCTATGAACTGGAGACTGCAAAAGCAGATTCAGGGTTGCTTATACGGACTAGCTAAAGAACAGAGGTTCACTTTCAAGAAAGCAAACGAGCTTTTCACTAAGAAAGTTCTCCCTAAAGCGTACTTTGATAAGATAGATTTATATCTTAAAGAGAATAGCTAACCTAAAAGCCTTCCAAGCTACAGAGTTTGGAAGGTTTTTTTATGTCTATTGTTCCCTTAGAAGACAGGCTACTTGATAATGATGAAGGCTTTTTATGGGGGTTCTAGTCGACCACTCCAAAGAAATTAATTAAACTTAATTAAGTAATTTAAGACTCGAGCTTACGGTTGGTCGGTTGGTTGAGGGAGCTTTTTAAATTAGTCGGTTGGTTGAGGGCGTATTTAAGTTAAAATACAGGACAAATGTGCTAATTTAAGTTAAAAAATGTAATTTATTTACAAAAAAGTTTGTATTTATTTTAATATTATGTTAAATTATTAAGTTTTTTTAGTTTTAATATTATAAATATATCTTAAATTAGGTAAATGCTTGACA